ATGAATCCATTAATTCAAAGTTTGACAGAAGGTCAACTTCGTTCTGATATCCCTGAGTTCCGTGCTGGTGATACTGTACGTGTTCACGCTAAAGTTGTTGAAGGTACTCGCGAACGTATTCAGATCTTTGAAGGTGTTGTTATCTCACGTAAAGGTCAAGGAATCTCAGAAATGTACACAGTACGTAAAATTTCTGGTGGTATCGGTGTAGAGCGTACATTCCCAATTCACACTCCTCGTGTTGATAAAATCGAAGTTGTTCGTTATGGTAAAGTACGTCGTGCTAAACTTTACTACTTACGCGCATTGCAAGGTAAAGCTGCACGTATTAAAGAAATCCGTCGTTAATTTTGATGATCAGATTTTAAAAATGCTTGGTTGTTTGAGGATAGTAACTATGTTTTAAAACTGGACAACCAAGACGTAAAAAATCTGCCTGTGGGCAGTTTTTTTACTAGGTCCCCTTAGTTCAATGGATATAACAACTCCCTCCTAAGGAGTAATTGCTGGTTCGATTCCGGCAGGGGACATGTAAATAACGTCAAAAGCCTTTGTATTAAAGGCTTTTTGTTTTATTCCGGTTTTAAAAAGGGCACAAAAGGGGCAGTTTGTTTATTTATAATTTCTTTCATATTTACAGTTGTGTGACTGTAAATAGATAATGTTGTTTTTGGATCGCTGTGACCAACTCTATCCATTATCGCATTTAGCGGTATCCCTTTTTCTGCTAAAAATGATATATGCGAGTGTCTAAATAAGTGCGTGTGATAATCTCCGTAAATTTTCAATCGCTTATTGATGTATGCGTTTAAAATCGGTACACCGTTCGAATTTGGAAAGACGAATGAACTTGTCTTTTTCTGTTTATTGACGATATCTAAAATATTATCTGATACAGATATTTTGCGTGTTGATTTTTTGGTCTTGGTCGTAGTGATTTCTCGTGTGTTAAAATCGTAAGTTGCATTAATCAGAATTTCTTTATTTTCAAAATCTATTTTGTCGTAAGTCAGACAAGCTAATTCTCCATACCGTACACCCGTCAAAAACATGAATAAAACGATGTCTGCGAGCGTTTGTTCATCATTGTCTATCATTCTATTGCACAGGTCGTAAACCTCGTTAGATGTTAAATAAAGCACCTTTTCAGGCTTGTAATCATCCTTTGGTTTGGGAACTAAGACGTTCTCCGTCGGATTACTTGTCATATAGTCCATTTGTATCGCATAAGAAAATATGGCATGCAATCTCTTTCTACATTTATGCGTAACATGATACGAATTGTGTTTTAATAGTTTATCAATGATTAGTCTAATATCACGTTTAGTCAACTTGTTGATAATTGTATCATCTGGTAACACGGTTGCTATATGACTGTCAGATACTAAATAACCACGTTTTGTGGAGTCTTTGACGGTCGGTATCCATTGCTTTAGATATTCCTTTTTAAGTTCTCCGTAAGTCATTTCTGAGTGATTTCTGATAGCGAGCCTATCTTCAATCTTTTCCTGCAATATTAAACCAGCTTTTTTCTGAGCTTGACTAGAATTTTTATCTAGTGTCACAGATACTTTTTTGTACTTATTTGTTAGAGGGTCAGTATATCTTTCGATATATTTAAATTTCCCGTTGGCTAGCTCCTCTATCCACATTGTTTTATACCTCATTTTCTGTTAAAATAGGTATGGTAAAAGCCCCTCCCAAAAAGCAGGTTTTTACTATACTAGAATTTGCCTCACGCTCTCCTTGGACAAAATTTGAGCGTGGGGCTTTTTTATTTTGTCTTAAACGTTCTTCCACAATTTGTGCAATGCCAGTTGTTTTTACCCTTTTTCCCAACCAAACCTAGCAATAAGAACGGCCAAGCAATTAAAAATCCGATACAACCGACACAACCATTAAAACCTTTACGGTCTTGGTTCATAAATTGTACTTTTGTACTTTGGCAGTAAGGACAACGCTGTGCAAAAAATCCCATTTTTAATTCTCCTAATTTTGATTTCAGCTTTTAACGTGGTTCAGATATTACACATAGTTATTAATTTTCCTATTTACGTTTCGACTGGGGTAAAATGGCACGTTATACAAAATGACGTTTAAATAATTTATGGCTTTCAATGTTCTGATCAACATCTTTCTCATCCCAAATTTGCAACTCCCAAGGATAGTAGTGATTGCTCTTATTCTTGAAATAAACGTGTATTCCTGTGTAATTATCTTTATCTCGTAAATACCAGTTTTTTAAGTCAAACTTATCTTTCCATTCATCAAGTTGTTCCATCACTTGTGAAATATCCTCAGAAGATAAAATGATACGAGCGCCAAAAATGTCATTGAGAATAGAATTCACAGGATAACCATCTTGTCTTTTGGAAAAACGTTCAATTTTGTCTAAGATACTTTCCGATGTTTTTACGCGATAGACATAAGGAATATCCTTAACATCAGCTTTCATCAAGTAATCATTGATAGATTCGTGTAAATTCAAGCGGTAATCTAAAATCGCTTGAACAGGTACTTTTGAAAAGGTATGTTTTAGATTAATCTTTTCAACTTTCCCAGTTTCAAAATAATCTTGCGAATAAACAAGGTGTATTCTATTAATTTCCGAGATTAAGCGTTCAACTTTTTCCAGCATATTAACTCTCCCTGTAACTGCCGACAACTTCTCCGATAATACGGAAATCACTATCTCTATCTATCGGTATATCCTCATATTTGCTGTTTAAACTGTGCAGAAATGCCCCCTCTGCGTGTATAAGTAGCTGTTTGATATAAGCGTCACCGTAATATTCAAACACTCCTATATCGCCATCTGCGAGCTCTACGGATAGCTTAACGAACACATAATCCCCAGAATAATATTCAGGCTCCATGGAATCTCCATAGACTGGCACAACAAAATCAGCGTCAATGTTGACTGGTAATTCAATTGTTTCTACATTAACCTCATTTAGATATTGTCCTGTACCAGCTGATAAAGCTTGGTCGTAGTAGTTGTAAGAGAATAGGTCGGTTACTGTGTTTTGTTGTTCTAACTGTGTTTCGGCTGTATCAAGAACGATTAGTTGTCGCTTGTGTTCTAATTGAGAAGAAGTAGCATTTATTTTTTGTAGGGTAGATGGGATGAGTTCTGGTGATGCGGTTTCTTGGATTTTATATATTTCGTCACCTAAAAGCTTCGATTTTGGTATTCCGAAAATAGAAGCCATTTGTTCTATATTATCCATTAGAGGTTTGTTTCTACCCACCTCCCAAGCTGAAATGGCTGTTGGAGCTATTTTTAACTTTCTAGCTAGCTCTTTTTGGGTTAGCTTATTTTGTTTTCTGAAATATTTTATATTATCCGATAAGTTAGCCATTTTTTGCTCCTTTACTATTATATGTCTAACAATATTGTACACTTCAAGTGGAATAAATGCAATATTTTTTTAGCAAAATGCAAAAAAACACTTGCAAGTACACTTCAAGTGTAGTATACTATAATCAAGCTTAAGGAATTAAGCAAAACGAAAGGAGGTACAGCTAATGAAATCTAGGCTAAACAAAAAGCCTAAACACAAAGAACTAGAAGTCGAAATCAAGATTCTTTGGTTTAAGCTCAAAATCAAATATCTGATTACATGGTAATCGGATAGGGGGTGAAATTCCCCCACCCCTAATGGGGTAAGTTTAGTTTAGCACATTGGCTGTATCTCTGCAAGAATGAAAGGAGAGCAGATGGAAGAAAATAACATTTATAATTTTCATGCAGTACTTGGAATTATGCTACGTAATATTCAAGAAGATTACATGGAAATAAAAAACCCTCTAGCAAGGTGTGAGCTTGCTAAAGGATACTTTGAGATTGGTAGATATCTTTACGACGAAGGTGTATTACCTTCCGAATACCTTGGTGAGAGCATCTCTAGACATCTTAGCTGATTCCTTTTCGGCTTCAATAAAAGGTAAATTATGTTTCTTAATAGCTTCCATAGAGTCTTCGTAAAGTTTGATTTTATCTTCGATAGACAAAGTAGGGCTAGAAGAAGCGACAATAGCGAGAGCTAAATCTTTTGAATTAGAAATTTTCATTAGCTTATCCTCCTTTCTGCTAGGATAAGTTGATTATAACATTTTTAGGAGGTACAAAATGAATTGGAAAAAACTAATGTTTGGCGATCTAGAACACACGTTTACTAGTCGTAATGGCAAAGAAAAAACAAGTATTGAATTTGAAGGTGGCGTATTGCCAGCACTGTTAGTGCTAGGTGGTATCACTTGGCTGATCGCTTGGTTTATTACAAAATAAAAACTCCCAAGTGGGAGTGGAAAGGAGAGGGGTCAGAAAAATGATTAATCTTGAAGAAAAAGTTCAAAAAATAGAACAGAACGAAGAAGAAAATACAACCTCAATCTCATTCTTAAGAGGTTATATCAAAGGCCTTGAGGAGCGAATTAGTCGTTTAGAGCGTTCGAAGGGCTGTTAAAGGCATTAGGGTATTTTGTTTGTAACTCAAAAATCTTTTCTAACTTTTCTGGCTCTTGAAAAGCCATCATAATTAAGTCTTCCTGAGTCATTGGTCTTTTTTGAGTAGAATTATTTTCTATTTTATCAGATAAATTTTCAATTGCATCATAGATGTTGTTAATTGAAGTTTTTAATTGGATAATATCTTGCACTGAAGCACTTTGGTCGTTTGGTTCATGGATTATAGAAAAATCAATGTTTTCTTCTGTTTTTTGAATTCGTCTAATTGTTTCTTGGACAGAATCAAGCACAACCTTACTTTCAGAGTTTTTGAGATCGTAATGAATGGTATTTATAGTTCTAATATCAAAAGGGATATCTTCATCAGTCTTTTGTCTAAGGAAAATAGTAGGTAAGTTCAACGCTTTTCTAAACCCAAGTTCTAAAAAGACATTCGGGTTATTTCCTGTTATATCAACAATTACCAAGTCTGCTGTGGATAAAGCATCAAATATTTTATCGTCAATCCTATCTGAATGATACAGTTCGTCAGCTCTGGTCACTTGATACTTTTCGATCAATGCAGGTTTAATTATATAATTTAAAACACTGTCTGAGTGGTTCCGAATTTCGCTACTTTCCTCACCGATAGCAGATACTACGAAACAAGATTTTTTACTCATAATAATACCTCACAATTTCTATTTCAATTATACCACAGAAAGGAGGTGGGGAATGGACAAAGACAGAGAAGAGTTTTTGATTAGATTAATTGATTTGCACGAGCATATCACCAGTAAGTGTTTAGAGCTCAATAGAGAGCTAATCAATTATCTAAAGGAACAAAAAGAACCTATTGAATTAACAATAGATTCCAAAACGCTAGCCGAATGGTGTGATTCGACAGTTGGTTACATAAACCAAACAAGAAAAAAGCTACTGATTCACAAATGGAATTAGAAAAATTAGCTAATAGGCTTAGAGGGCTCATCTAAAATCTTATTGATTTTTTCAGCAGCTTTTAAGTTAGAAATTGTCTCAATTTCGCCATCTTTCAGCATTAACAATTGATTAACAATTTCACAGACTTTTGTTGTGGCGACATCTGGCTCGTTGTTAGAAATTTCAAAACGAATTGCTGCAAATGCTTTTTGTTTGATGTCGTCGAAGTCTGTCACATAATTACTCATACAATCACCTCCTTTCTGCTCACATTATAACAGATTAGAGGTACTAAAAACAGATAGAAAGGAGGTGGGGGAATGACGAAAATGACACTAGAGATGGCAAGAGCCAAAGTGTCAATGACGCAAGAAGAAATAGCTAGAAAAATCGGTGTAGATAGGAATACATATGCTAGCTACGAGAATTATAAAACTCCAATGCGTATCGATAAAGCTATTAATTTTTGTAAAGTTGTTAACGTATGGACTAATGTCAAATAA